GTCTTATAGGAATAACTTCTTCTATATAATTATTCGACCAGTTTACCTGTTGAAAATTAAAATCTCTAGTTTCTGCTTTTAGAAAAAGAACAATCTCTTTAAGTCTATTAGACTGTTCTAAGTTATACTCTGTGCTCTCGAATTCTTCGTAAGCATATATTGCAATTACCTCTGCATCAGTTTCAGTTAACCAACGATAAAGAGAATATGTTGAGTTTATGCCACCGGAGAATGGTATGAGTATTTTCATACTAATCCCACAAATTTGTGTTGACCTTTACAAGAAAACAGTCTTTACCGAAACAATCTTCCATGTAAGAACTACAATGAATTCTTGAAGTTTCAAACATCACAACCTGTCCAATATTCCAAGGAACAGATTCCGCAAAACTAAATCCATGTAACATCTCAATTGGATGGTGTTGTAAATGTTTTTCCCAAATCTCAGAATCAAAAGGTTTGTTGGTATATCCAACTAAATCGCTGTAATCATGTGATCGAACCCACCCAGTTGTGCCATGTTTTCTATAATACTTTTCGTCGTCACTTTCTGCTTCAATTCCAGATTTTGCAGACCAAGGAGTTTTTTGATCAAAGTATACAGTTTCAGTTGTTCCCGCACTTCCATCTTCTTTGTAACATCTTAGTGGAAAGAATACTGTTGTGTTCGCAGGCCGAGGTTTTTGTCCTGTCCTGTTGTGTGATTTCCAATCATCACCTAGATAATTTTCACCATCATTGTGTATATGAATTGGTTCTTTGTAATACCCATACCTACCTTGAGTATTTGGTTCATATCCAATAATTGGTTTTAGAATTTCATTGAAAAGTTCCCCCGCCTTAACCTTTTCATCTTCAGTGAAAATTTCGAAATTAGTATGACCTTGCATAGAATTACTTATCTCATCTATTGGCAACCCACTATCAGATATTTTTCTATATCCCAAATAATTTTCGTTACTTTCATACGCGAATTTTCGAACTCGTTCTAAAACTTGTAACTCTTCTTCTAAATTTATTAGATTATCAATTACTGACAAAGAAACATCTGCATAATGAAACATGTTATCACTCATCTTCACCCGTCACTGGATTGTGAGTTTTCGCATCTTCGAAGAATGATGATACCTCATTGAAACCAAAATCATCATCTGCATCAGCTGATGTGGGATTTGGTGTAACAGTAAGTCTCTGTTGACGTTTAGGTGCTTTATCTGGCATATCAGTGTATGCATCAATTTGTACTGTCTTGATAACCTTACTAGATGTAACAGGACCATAGAGATAGAACTTACATGTAAAATCCAGAGTATAGATGATTGCTCGTCTTGTTGTGAAATCCCCCTGATAATCATCCTCATAGGAAATACTATTCAACTGAACAGGAACGTCTTTTTTAACACCCATGTCAGCATTATCATTCATCGTTATTGTATAATCTGGTTGAAAGTACGGAAGAATTTGTTCTACAATCTGTAGAGCATCATCGGACTGCTTTGCAAGAATATAGAGTTGAAAATTTATATTATATGGAACAGGCATATATTGCGTGTCTAACTGTTCTGACTTATCGCCCTTAACCTTCTTAAACTTCTGCACACGATTTAATTTTCGGCCGGGATCATATGTAAGACCTGTAATCTCAAATCCAATACGCGGTAGTGTTACCGCAGCTGCTTTACTGAGGTCTGCATCATCATTTAGTCGCACAAGAAATTTCTGCCTTGGACCATAGGCCAAAGGAACCTTCATTGTCTGTTGAATTACACCAGAGTTATCCTTACGAACTAATTGAATATTATTAAAAATTGTTCCGAAACCAACAACGATGTTGCGTATTGTTTCGTGATAAAATTGTTGTCCTAGCATTAGTCTGCGCTCCCTGCATCACCAAATGGATTCGATTCACTGAAGTCCAGTATCGTATCATCCAATGTTTCAAACAACTCATTTTGAGCTGTCTTATCCGTTACTCCATCACCTACTATATAGTCTTCCTGTATAAGATACTCATCACCACCAGTTTCAAGTAGAATACTTCCTGTTTCGTCTTCAATAGTAAACTGGTAATCCGAACTTGCAATTGAGAGAGAATCTTCAATCGCATCAATCTCTGTAATACCTGTTTCAAGTGTTTCTGATCCATAATCAAAGAGGCGACATTTTAGTTTATAAACTGGATTTTGGTTTAACTGAAAGAAAGGATCGTCATGATCAACAAAGTTAATCTCAAATAATTTTTTAAGCACAGGATGATAAATTGCGTCACCCTCTAGAGGACGATCTGCATCAGTTGCATCTGTTTCATTCAAAATATAAAATGTTTCACCTTCTAGTTTAGATGTTGCTATCGATCCCGACTCTAAAAGAATAGAACCAGATGAGGTTGTGTCTGTTGCAGTTTCAATCCGAATTTGTTTTGTCTTCTCTTGAAATCTTTTCTTACTGACAATGAACGTAGCTTCACTTAAATTCTGCAAACCAAATTGACTCATTATTTCTTGTTCACCGGCATAACCACCTTCGGAACTTTCCATGTACATTTCTATAGGTGCCTGAGTTCTGAATTTAGATAACGAATCCTCACCAAGAACTGTGTCCTCAGCGACAAGTTCACGGTCAAGATAATATACATCATGACCATGAATCTGAATTGCTTCTACAAGCAAATCAGCATATAGTAGTTTTTCAGATGCAAGTATATTAGTTACGTTTGTTACGGCCATTATGCTACACTCCCAACGTCACCGAATGGATTTGATTCGCTGAAATCTAAAACTGTGTCATCTAGATTATCAAACAAATCGTTCTGTGCAGTTTTATCAGTAACACCATCACCAAGCACAAACTCCTCAGATATAATGTAACTACCATCTTCAAGTATTAAACTTTCACCAAACGAAAGTGGGTCAAAAGAAACAACTGTAGAGTCAAGAGTTACAGTGGTGGACAAATCAAGTTCACTGAAGTCAAGAGATATTGGATCACCAAGAATACTTGACCTTTCAAGGGTAAATTGAAATTCAGAACTAGCAGTTGATAGGTCGTCAGATATTGCATCAATTTCACTAATACCCGTTTCAAGTGTTTCTGAACCATAATCAAAGAGGCGACATCGCATTTTGTAAACAGGGTTATTATCTAATTGATAAAAGTACTCAGGAACATCATCATCTACAAAATTAATTTCAAAAAGTTTACCCAACTGTGGGTGATAAATTGCATCACCCTCAAAGGGTCTGTCAGAATCAGCTGCATCAGTTTCGTTTAGTATATAAGATATTGTACTGTCAGTTACCGTACCAGACTCCAGTTGAAGAGAACCAGATTCCGGTGAGTCTGTACCATCCTCAAGTTGTATTTGCTTTGTCTTCTCTTGGAACTTTGTCTTACTTACAAAGAAGGTTGCTTCACTTAGATTTTGCAAACCAAATTGAGTCATCAGTTCTTGTTGACCAGCAAACCCACCACCAGAGTCTTCCATATACATTTCAATAAGAGATTGTTTGTTAAATTTTGACAAAGAGTCTTCACCAAGAACAGTATCTTCTGCAACAAGTGTACGGTCAAGATAATAGACATCATGACCCTTGTGACGAATAGCTTCTGCAACTAAGTCAGCATATAGAGACTGTTCAGATGCAATCGCACTCACACCATTTGTATGGAAGTGTTTATTAACTGCCATAGTTACCCTACCATGTAATTTACTGGTAACTCAAATGTGAGTGCGATTTGTTCTTCTAACTTATTAATCTCTTCCTGTGCTTGTGAGTAAATTGTATCACCATTCATGGTAACACCGCCCAACATTGCAACACCACTAAACTTAGACAGGTTCGCACCCCACTGTTGTTTGATTAGTGCAGTTGCATATCTCTTGAGATAGATGTCGTCAAAAATATCTGTGTAAGTTGCTGGGTCTAGTTTACGATAACACTCGACAATGATATAGTCTGTTCCAGCAGTAAAGTCATTCTCCCAATCTGCATCGATGTACAGACGGTTTTGATGTTGGTTGAAACGGATTGGTGTTTCACCCACAAGAATATGTTCTAGAAAATCTAAGTTGTCCATAGCCATCTGATACTGAATGACAGACGTAGAGGACAGGTCAAATAAATCATTGAGACGCAACTGGTAACGCATATCAAACATGTTACTACCACCACCCGTGTCTGTAAATGGCCATACCTGTATCACAGACACAACAGCACTTGGCATCGGGATAAAGTTATTACCCTCCAGAAATGTTGCGGTGATGGAATTATCTGATGTATCTGTTCCGGTTGATGTTGTGTTTGCTCTTGCTCGCGTAACTTCTTCTTCGGTAATAAGATGTTTGAGATACATCTTCTCAATACCGTCATAGTGATACTGTGCAAAGAATTGCAGTGCTTCATCGATACGGTCATCTGCTTGATCGTCCGATACGTTGATATCAATGACACCAGAACCTAGTGCGCGAAAACAATAATCTTTGAATGTTGATTTGGTTGTAGGAACGGCCATGGAAATATCCTTTTTTATATATTTATAAGATTTGGTTTATGTAGGATATCACTTATTGTGAGGTTTTGGCGGTAATGCTTGATAACTGGACAACTTTGGTTTCCATACTGGAAATTTTTGGTCTGCATAAGCATCATGTCTTGTTTCTGGAATACTTTCTTTTGTATAATATTTTCCGTATTTGCCCTCTTTCATAATAAGATCATCAAGTTCTTCTGCACTAAATCCTTCTTTTTTCTTTTTATTATACCATTCCCGACATTTACATTTAGCACACTTTCCACATGGACAGTGAGAAACTAAATTTTGTAGTTCTTTTGGTAACAACTCCCATGTCTGCCACCTACCCATATGTTTAGTTTTGTGATTTATTAATGGCCATTCGATAGGAATATCTGTGTAATCTCTAACTATAGAATAATCTACTC